GAGAGAACAACAAAAAACGCAGAAAGCAGAGGTAAAGAAATTATGGCAGATGTAACTAACACAACAACAGAACCAACAACTAATAATGAGCCACAGAACGAAGAACAGACACCTAGTGTAGAAGAACTTATGACGCAGCTTGCTAATGAAAGAGCTGAAAAAGAGAAGTATAAGAACGCTTCTGATAAAGCCAGCTCAGAAGCAGCTAAGTACAAGAAAGAACTTCGCTCAAAGCAGACAGCAGAAGAACAGGAAGCGGAAGCAAAGGCGGAAGCTGAAAAGTTGCAGGCTGAAAAGTTCGAGAACATGAGTAAAGAGCTTAATCATATGAAAGCTGTTAATGCTTATCAGAAAGTTATAGGTGACGGAAAGGACATTGATTCTCTGATTGAGGCGGTTACAGATGCAGACCATAGCCTTATAGCAACTGTAATTGCCAATGAAGTGCAAAGACAGGTTAAAGAAGCTAAGGCAGAGTGGCTTAAATCAAGACCGGCTATTAATGCAGGTGGTGGAGAAGAAAGCACGATAACACAGGAACAGTTTAACAAGATGAATTACCACGAAAGAGTGGAGTTCAAAAATAAGAATCCAGAACTTTACAAGAAGTTCACAGAGTAAAAAACGGAGGTAAATAAACTATGTCACAGACTAAGCTGGCAAATTTAGTAGACCCACAGGTAATGGCTGATATGGTATCAGCTAAGTTACCAAAGAAGATTAAGTTCTCACCTATCGCAAGAGTTGATACAACACTTGTAGGCAGACCGGGAAGCACAATCGTTGTACCAAAATATGCTTATATTGGCGACGCAGAAGATGTAGCAGAAGGTGTTGCTATGGGTACAACAGTACTTACAACATCTACAACAGAAGCAAAGGTTAAGAAAGCAGGCAAGGCAGTAGAGCTTACAGATGAATCAGTGTTATCTGGTTATGGCGACCCACTTGGTACGGCTATTAATCAGATTGCTATGTCAATCGCTGCAAAGGTTGATAATGACAGCTATGACGCACTTTGCACAGCGCCTATTGATTACGATGGAACAGCAGCACCTATCAGCTATTCAGCAGTTGTAGCAGCTAATAGCAAATTTGATGATGAATCAGATTCATCGCTTACGAAGATATTATTCATCAATTCAGCACAGGAAGCCACATTACTTAATGACGATGATTTCAAGAGCAATGACAAGTACCCACTTGATGTAATTATGAATGGCACTATCGGTTCTATTGCAGGAGCACAGGTTGTTAAGTCTAAGAAAGTTAAGCTGGTTAAGTATGAGGTTGATGATTCAACAGGAACAATCAATGTTGTAGCTGATACAACAAGCGAGGATGCAACGAATGTCCACCTTGACACAGCACTTGCACATACACTTAAGCCAAAGGACAAGGAAATCAAGGTAGGTAGCAAGTTGAAAGCTGTTACAACAGAGTTCTACGCTTGCCCTATTGTTATCGTATCAGCAGAAGACCCTAACGAGGACACGGGTGCAGATGGCGTATCAGAGGAAGAGAACGCACTTACAATCTATATGAAGAGAAACGTTGAGATTGAATCAGACAGAGATATTCTTGCAAAGACAACTGTTATCTCTGGTGATGAACATTACACAGCAGTCTTAAGCAACGATTCAAAGGTTGTTCTTGCTAAGTTCGGAAAGTAAGAGGTGTTTATATGTTATTAAGACGACATAAAATCAACGCCGCAAAGCAGAGCGAAGAAGTAACAGCAGATAATGCAAGACAGGAAGCTGTTTATGGAGATGAGCTTAAGTATGAGGAAGAGCAGGGCAAGTTCCCTACTCGACCTACAAGCGATTACACAAAGACAGCTATTAATCGTATGAGCACTGCCGACTTACAGGCACTTGCATCTGAAAACGGAATTGTAGATGCTGACAGTTTTAGCGGTGCTGATTTGAAAAGTATGTTAATCGAGAAATTCAATTTGTAGGAGGTATCTGTATGGAATTGAACAAAGCAGAATATACGATTTTAGCACAGGTCAAAATCAGACTTAAACAATTTCATATAGAAACTGTCACAAATGAAGATGATACAACAAAAGATGTAGTTGTGTTCGACAACAAAGAAGATGATTTGCTTATCGAACAGCTTATTAAACAGGCTACAGAAGATGTTAAGAACAGGAGAAATTACCCCGACAGCTACACGGAAAAAATGATAACAGAGGACTTGAAACAGTTCGAGGGAGTTATCGTTAATCTTGTTGTGTATGACCATTCACAGGCGGGCGAAGAATTTATGGCAAGTTTTGGCGAAAATGGTGTAAGTCGAACATGGAAAGACAGAGACAGCTTATTTGTTGGGGTATTTCCTTTTGTAAAAATGTTATAAACATTAAAAAGAAGATTGTGCGTACCATATACGTGAGGTCACGAAAATGGTGCAGGCGATACACTTTAAAGGGTGGTGGGCGGTGTATCAAAATTATACAGGAGATATAAAATGCAAGATATTTTATTACAAACATATATAATAGCATTACCGATTTTTTTGGGCTATATTGTTTGGCTTCTAAAACAACAAAAAAATGATAAAGACGCAAATAGCAAAGGAACTATGTTGCTATTGCGCGTACAACTTATCGAATACCACGATAAGTATATGAAAATTGGTGAAATGCCCTCTTATGCGTATGACAATTTTGTTGAAATGTATAACGCATATCACGCACTTGGCGGTAATGGCATGGTAACCAAAATGTATAACGAAATACAGGAAATTCATTTAAAGAATGGAGGTAAAGACTAATGGATATAACATCAGTATCAACAGTAGTTGCCATTGTCGTGATTACATATCTTATCGGGTATGCGGCAAAGCAGATACCACAGATAAAAGATAACCTTATTCCGGTTATTGTAGGCATAGCAGGAGCAGTCTTGGGCGTTATTGGTATGTATATCATACCTGATTTCCCAGCAAGTGACATTCTCAATGCTATTGCTGTCGGAATTGTTTCGGGATTGTCCAGTACCGGTATAAATCAGATTTATAAGCAAGGAAAAACAAATGCTTGATATAAATAAACAGGCTATGAAATATTCACAGCAGGGACAACGAATAACAATCTATGAAAAAGACGACGAGGGTAACATACTTTACGAGGGATATACTGATAATGAGGGCAATTTTATCCCTTATCTTGATGATGAGGGTAATAAAATTCCGAAAATTATTGGCGAAGTAATTGGCTTTTCTAAACCAGTTGACTTTAAAGCAAACATAGCTTTCAGCGGTGGCGAAGCAAAGATTGAAGAATTTGGCTTTGATACTGCTGACTATGACGCAATCATGTTGACAGACAGAAACAAATTTCCGCTTAAGAAAGGGGATTTAATATGGCTTGATAGCGAAGTAGAATTTACTGACGGAGAAAACGAAGTAGTGGACGAAACATCAGCAGATTTTACTATTGTTGGAATTAAGCCGGCTTTGAAGTCAACAAAGTATGTGCTTAAAGCGGTTGTAAAGTAGGTGATTATGTCTAAGCAAACAATAGCATTAGGATTGTCGGTAAAGTCTGTAGAAAAGGCTATAAGACAGCTTAAAAGCTATAAACAATGGCTAAGGAATAAAACGACAGAACTTGTAAAGGCACTTGCGGAAATTGGCATACCTGTTATAGAAACAAATGTAGCAGACGCAAGTTATACCTTTGACAGCAAAGGGGTTAGAAGTGGTTCTAACACCGAACATTATACCTATGTAAAACTTAATAATTTTGGAAGTTATTCACAGGCAAATCTTATTGTAGAGGGCGAAGAAATTCTATTTATAGAGTTTGGGGCAGGTGTTTATTATAACGGTGAAGCCGGTACAAGTCCACATCCAAAAGGGCAAGAATTTGGCTTTTTAATTGGCTCATACGGAGCCGGTCATGGAGTGCAAAAGGTTTGGGCTTACTATGATGAAACAGGAGCATTAGTAATGACCCGTGGTGTAGAAGCAACAATGCCTGTTTTAAAAGCGTATGAAAAGATTATAACTGATTATAAATCAGTGGTAAGGAGAGTGTTTGGGTGAGAGCAAGAACGGCATGGGCTTTTAATTTAGAAAGTACAATATTTAACATTGTCAAAGCAAGAGCAGAAACAGGATTAAAAAAAACATATCCAAATATCCGTTTTACTAACGAAGAAGAAGCTGACGGAAATGCAGTTTTTCCAACTGTACTGATACAGTCTATGCAACCGTTAGAAAAAGTAGTAGATTTGGAAAAAATAAATATTGACACAGTGCTTTATACAGCACAAGTTACAGTTACAACAAACAAAAGTCGAGCAGAAGCATTGAATGTGGCGAATGAGGTGGCAGGAAGATTTAAACAAATGGCGTTTACACTGAATCCAATGCCATTTGTGAGAAAAGAGAACAAAGTTTTTACAGCAACATTCAGGGCAACTCGTACTTTTGATTATAACGATGTTTTATAGAACCATTAGGTTCTTATTTTTTTACAAAAAATTAGGAGGTAAAACATGGCAACAGGTTTAAAATCGAGAATTGCGTATAAAGAACCAAATTCATCAGCAGTGGAAGGGGAGTATTGGGCTGGCACCTATAAATTACTTATGAGAGCTAAGTCGATACCATCTCCGTTCGGTTCTCAAAACATGGTAGATACATCTACACTTGAAGATTTAGTCGAAACACAGGAGATGGGCAGGCGTGCGGCAGGCTCAATGGAAGTTCCGGGGGCATTTGAAAAGAAATACAAAGACGACATGGTAACAAATGAGGGCAAAAAACTTGACTTCATTATTCTTTACGGAACTGACGGAAAAGGTTCAGAGGGCATTTGTGGATTCATCGGGCAGGAATCATTTGCACCTGACGAAGCAACAGACGACCACTTAACAGGTACTGCAACTATTTCAGTTCAGACAGTGCCGAAATGGATTGAAGATAACTATACAGTAACAGTCACAGAAGATGAAAATGGTTATCCAACGGCGATTAAGTTGGCAAAAAAATAGGTAGTCAGTCACTAAATAAAAGTAAAGCTGTAGTGCCTGACGAAATAACAGAAACGGCTGACTATACTTATGATAAATAGCTAAAACAAAATGATTAAAAGAGGGGCAGTTTTCGGACTGCCCCCTTTCTTACAAAAAAGTAAGAGAAAGGGAAAATAATATGTTTAAAATTTTAAATATCAGTAACAAAGAATACAAACTTGAATACTCTCTCGAAGCATCACTTTATCCTGAGAGTACAGAAAGACTTTTGGAATTTATGTCATCAACAGATGCAGATAATGAGAATGACAAAATCAAAGGAATTATAAAAGGAATGTCAAATGTACCTCAGACAACATTGCATATGTTCTATGCAGGATTGTTAGAACATCATGGAAATACTGAAAATGGCGACGGTACAGTTACATCACTTAGTGATGCAAAGGCACTGTTAAAACAGTATATTGCTGAAAATAAATCAAACTTTTATTCAGTCATGGAAATGATATTGGAGCAGATGAGTGAAGATGGTTTTTTAGAGTTGATAGGTCTGAACGAGATGTTACAGACAAAGGAAGAAACACCAAAGAAAGCATCGAAAGTTCCACAAGACCACATGAAGAAAAAATAAGTTTCAAAGATAACATAGAAAAAAATATCTTGCCTAGTGCTATAAAGGCAGGATTGACATATAAACAAGCTATGCACATGACGCCGAAAGCCATAGAAATGCACATAAAGGCATATACAGAAAGAGAACAAGAGAAAATAAAGGTATCTGAATATCTTTCGTGGTTAAACGGATATTATGTCGTGGAAGCAATAGCGTGTACTTTCGGAAAAGGAAAATATCCTAAAAATCCATTACTTGAAGAAGAAAAAGAAAACAGGATAAAGAACAATCCCAATAAGGAAAGTCAAGAAGAAATAGCAGTATTTGAAATGAAACAAAGAATACGGCAGTTAAGAGAAAGCGGACTACCTGAAAGTCCTGATTAAAGACAGTGAGTAAAACTTGCTGTCTTTTTATTTTTGAGGTGAAAACAAAATGAAAATGATTAAGAAAAACGCAAAAAGCATTAGCTATGGCGGTAAGCGCAGCTTAAACAACATAAAGTATATTGTCATACATTATACGGGAAATAAAGGCGATACAGCACTGAATAATCTTGATTACTTTGCCAATGGCAATACAAGACAGGCAGGAGCACATTTCTTTGTTGATAAGGCAGGCAAGATAGGTAAATCAATAGCGATGAATCGTATAGCTTGGGCTGTCGGTGGCAATCATAAAAGCGGCAGAAAAGGCGAAGCGGCTTATTACCAAAAATGCACAAATGCAAATTCGGTATCTATTGAATTGTGTGATATGTGCGTAAAGACAAATTGGGAACAGATGCTTGCGACAAGAAAACTTGTTAAATACATTCAGAGTAAATGTCCAAACGCAAAAACAGTTATAAGACACTGGGATGTAAACGGTAAAGAATGTCCTGCACCTTTTGTTGGCACAAGTAACGAAAAGTGGATTGAATTTAAACGCTTTATAACAGCAGGATATAAATTCAAAGCAAGAGTTACTAAAAATGCTACTTTGAGAAGTTCGGCAAAAATTTCAGCAACAAACAAAAAAGGAACTGTCAAAAAAGGAAGTGTAGTAAACATTGTAAAAATGCAAAATAACTTCGGTCTTACAAACGATGGTTATTGGGTGACACTTAATAAATTAAAAGAGATATAGAATGAGGTGATTTGATGGAATTAGATAGCTTGGAATTAAAAGTATCGGCAGAAGCACAGTCAGCAGAAAAAGCACTTGACAGCCTTATAAGCAAATTGCAGAGCTTTTCAAAAACTTTAGGCGGTATAAACACTACTTCCATCAGCAAAAACCTTGAAAATCTTGCTAAAGTCGGCGGCTTAAAAACTGTTACTAAAGAGGTAGAGGACTTAGGAAAAACTGTAGACAATGTCGGTAAGAGGAAAACAAAGACTGAGGTTAAAGTTGATGTTAAACAAGGCTTAGAAGCTATAAAGGAATTACAAAGCAAGTTTTCTGATATAGGTAAAGGAACGCAATTTAACGGCAATTTAAGCAGTTTAGAAAAAGAATATGATAAATTGTCGGCTAAACTAGATAAACTTGCTGAAAGAGAACAGAAAGCACTTGCAATAGGGGATGCATCAACAAACAATAAAGCATTTAAAAGTCTACAATACGATATTGCTGATACAATAAACAAACTAGCAGAACTTGAAACAAAGATACAAAGCGTTAAAAATCAAAATGCATCTCAAACAGCTAATATACCGATTTTTAGATGGGACAATCAAAATACAGGCAGCACACAAAATATTACAGAGAATATTGAGAAGTCACTTAAAAGCATTCCTGAAACCGCAAAATATTCGGTAGAGCAAGCACAGAAATCATTAAATGAAGCTATATCTAAAGTGCAAAATGCACAGACAAATGTTGAAGATTTTTCGCAAAGAATATCACAGGCTAGAGCTAATCTTAAAAATGTTGAAGTGAGTGGCAAAGGCATGGGTACCGATGAATGGGATAGAGCCTATATTGCTTTGCAAAAAGTTGTTTCAGAAGCTAAGCAATATAAAGCGGCTTTAAATGAGCGTGCAACAGGTATCAATACAGATATAAGCGAGACAGACAGTCTTGATACTAAGGTTAATAAACTGAGAGAAGATTTAAAGCAGTTAAAAGCGGATGGATTTGGTTTTGGTGATACCACATTTGACAAAACATATCAACAACTTAATCAAGCTGAAAAAGAACTTGCAGAGTACAAAGCTAGACTGACAGAAAGTGAAAACTCGACAAGAAGTTTTGGCAGTACATTAAAGAGTGCGGCAACAGGCTTTTCTAATTTTATCAGTAAGATTAAAAACGCTGGTGCGGCAACACTGAATTTTGCTAAGAATGTCCGTAACATGAAATCACCTTTAAAACTTGCACTCGGTCAAATTAGTAAATTAGGAAATTCAGTTGCAACGCTGTATTTCAAGTACATGATGCTGTCGAGGGTTGCCGGGGCACTTGGCAAAGTTCTTGGCATATCAAGTGACTATGTAGAGGAATACAACTATTTTCAAAAGGCAATAGATAAGATTGCACAGGAAAATAAAGGCAATTATAAAAAATACGGCTATGATGATGCTGAAAGTTACGCAAATAGTTTTGAGGACAGGCTTACAACGCTTACAGGTAAAATGACAGGATATAAGATTGGCAAGGATGGAGATTTACTTGACACAGGTACAGCTAGTCTTGGACTTGACATTACACAGATAACAAACTTTGAAGCTCAAATCGCACAAATGACAAACTCTGTCGGAATGATGGGTGAGGCATCTATCGCAACATCAAAAGCCATGACAATGCTTGCTGGGGATATGTCCTCATTAACAAATATGCCACTCGACACCGTTATGAAAAACTTTTCAAGTGGTCTTTCGGGTGCGGCAATGGCTGTCAAAAAATACGGCATGGATATATCAGTTGCGACATTACAGGAAACAGCACTTGGGCTAGGTGTTAAGAAAAATGTTTCTGACATGACACAGGCTGAGAAAGAGTATTTGCGTGTTATCACAATGTTACAGCAGTCTAAAGTCGCATGGGGTGACTTAGCTAAGACTATCAATTCTCCCGCAAATCAATTTAGAATGTTAAAGTCAAACATCAAACAGTGCGGCTTAATGCTTTCAAGGCTGTTTATGCCTGTCATACAAAAAGTATTACCGTGGCTCAACGCAATGGCAATGGCTGTTAAAGACTTAATGAAACATATCGGTGATTTGTTTGGTTTAAAGTTTGATAGCAGTCTTGGTTCAACAGGCAGTGACACATCAGATACCTATGACGATGTATCAGACAGTGCCGACAATGCGGCAGATAGTATAAATGATGCGGCAGATGCACAGAAAAAGTTTAATAAGCAGTTACAGGGATTTGATAAGTTAAATAATCTTACGACAAATGAAACATCTAAGAAAGACAGTGACAAGGATAAAAACGGCACAGGAAATGTTAGCGGCGTATTATCTGATGCTCTTATAAATGCTGTCGAGGATTATGAAAAACGCTGGAATAAAGCGTTTAAAAGCATGACAAGTGATGCTGATAACCTCAAAGAAAAGATTGAAAAATTATTTACAACAGCTTGGGACACAGGTGACGGAACAGAAATCGGTGAAGCACTTGCGACAACCTTAAATAAGGGCATTGACTGGGTGAATAAAAATACAAGCAAATGGGCTAAAGGCTTGAAAAAGATTACCTCAATTATGGGTACTTCTTTAAATGGTTTTGTTGAAAAATTCAAGTGGAAAGGTTTAGGAAAAGCTATCGGCAATTCTATTAAAGCCGCACTTGAAGCTGAAACCAACTTCTTTAAAAAAGTAAACTGGGTAAATCTTGGAAAAGGTTTGTCAAGTACACTTAATTCAGCTATCAAAACAGGAGTTTTGCAGTCGTACTTTAAATCAATGGCAAGTAAGTTAAGGGCGGCTATTGAGACAGCGTTTGGAGCAATAACAACTTTTGATTTCAAAGGTCTTGGAAAAGCGTTGGGACAAGGAATAAACGATTTCTTTAAGACAATGAATAAGAAAAACAAACAGACCGGTCTTAATGGTTGGCAAGAACTTGGCAAAAGTTTAAGTGATGGCATAAAAGGCATTGCAGATACATTAACTACTGCACTCAAAAAAGTAGAATGGAAAAAAGTAGGTCAAAGCATTGGGGACTTTATATCTGCTATTGATTTTAGTAAGGTTACTTGGAGCTTATTAGGTTTAGCAAAAGCGTTGGTCAGTGCAATAGGAAGTGCTCTGAAAGGTTCGTTTTCAAAAGCACCTATTGAGACAGGTTTATTAGCGGCATTTGCATTGGTAAAATTCACAGGCATAGGAAAGTTTATTGCTGGCGAAGTTTCTAAGAAAATGGCGGCTTTTTTAGCTGAAAAAATGGGTTTTGAAATCGCAAAAGACGCAGGAATAAGCACAGCTATCAAAACAGGGCTTAAAGGACTTATAGCGAAAGCAGGCTTAACAAGTTTAAGTGTTTCGGTAGGCATAGTTGGAATAGCGGCGGCAACGGCAGCATTGGTAGCTTTCTATAACTATGTAGAAAGCAAGGCTGATGAAAAAATAAAGTTAGATATGTCAGAAGCTAATAAGGCATTAGGTGACTTAAATTCATCAGCGAAAGAATGTGAAAAAGCTGTCAACAAAACTAAAGACGCATTAAAAAAAGTTGAAGAAAGAGACGAAAACGCAGAAGCCAAAGGCAAAGAAGTTGAAAATTTAGCAAGTGCTTATTATAAACTTTCAAAAAAGGTCAACAAGACAAAAGCTGAAAAGGCAATTTTAAAGAAAATGTCAAAAGAACTTTCAAAAGAACTACCGGGCTTAAAAAAGAATGTGGATAAAGAGACAGGAGCATACAAGGGTAGTTGGAAACAGCTTAAAAAACTTGTTGAGAAAACAAAAGAATATTACAAAGCGAAAGCGGCGCAAAAAGACCTTGCAGATATAGGTAACAAACTTTATGAGAATGAAAAAAAGATAACAGAAGCAACAAAAAAGAGTAAGCAAGCGGGAGCAGTCTTAAAGAACGAGAGAATAAATCTTGCAAATCAGACAAAAAGATTGAATGAGCTTGAGGAAAAAAATTCAAAGCGTATAAGTGATTCAGTTGTAATGACCAACTCTGAATATAAGGAAATGTGGAAATTGCGTGCAGAAGTACCAAAACTTGCTCAGGCATTACAAAAACAAGAAACAGTTTATAAAAACCACAAAAAGGGACTTGGGGCACTTAAAGACACACAACAAGAACTCAATGAAAAGTATAATACAGCTTCTGACTATGTAGAGAAATATACAAAAAAGGTAGACAGTAATACTACTAGCACCAACAAACAAAAAGACGCTATAAAAGGTGTTGGGGAAGAAACCGATAAATTGTCAGGCAAAAAAGCTACTGTATCTATAAATTCCAAAGGAGTTGAAAAGACTAAAAAAGATATTGACGGTATAACGAGTAAAAAAGTTAAAGTTACCGCAAATGCCAAAAAAGGTAAAAATTTTGATAAAACAAAAAAGGATTATGACGATTTTAAAACTAAAAATGCAAATATAAAGCTAAATGTAAAAAATGGAGACAAGTTAAAGGAAGTTGTGAAAAATCCGTTGCTAACTGATATAGGCAAGAAAAGTACAATAAAAAGGAATGTAGAGATTACTTTTAAGATGAAAAACAATTTCACTGACAATCTCTCTGATTTTTTAAATAAAATTTCGACTGGAAGCAAACCTAAAAAGAAAGCAAAAGGCGGTATTTTTGAAAATGGTTCGTGGCACAACATAGCAAAATATGCAAGCGGCGGTATGCCGAATATGGGGCAGTTATTTGTAGCAAGAGAAAAAGGTCCTGAGCTTGTAAGTACATTAAAAGGTCATACTGCGGTTATGAACAACGACCAAATAGTTGCGTCAGTATCGCAAGGTGTGTCAGACGCAGTATATAATGTTATGACACCTGTTTTGACAAGTCTTGTATCAAGTATAAACCGTATGAACAGTAGCGGCACACCTCTTTATGTCGAGGGTGTTTCTGAGGGTGATATAGTCAAGATAACACAAAATGCCAACAGTAATTACAAAAAGCGTTACGGCAAACCTCTTTTCACTTAGAAATATTGCTATATTGTGCTAAATGTGGTATGATATAGCAAATATTGAAAAGGAGTGTGAACGGATATGAGAAAAAGTTTTTTTACAAAGATTGTAGCATTTTTAGGGATAGCAACTCTTGTTATCTCCAGTACCTATACTACATCTTATGCAATATGTAATCACAGATGGGTTTTAGATTCTAGTTTTAGTGAAAAACCCACATGTTCTGAGGCGGGTTATAATTGGTATGACTGCTCTATTTGTGGGGATTCTAAGAAAGTGACTGTTCCAGCGACAAGAATACATAAATGGACGGAGTGGAAAGCTGATGGCTATTTATGTGAGGATGGAAAGTGGGAAAGATATTGCACTGAATGTTACAAAGAAGAAACAAAAGCAAGACAAGGTGACGGCTCACATTTATGGTCTAATTGGGAAGTGTGGACAGAAGCTGACTGTTTAAACAAAGGACAGGAAAGCAGATATTGTTATAATTGCTCTCAAAGAGAATACAAGGATATTCCAGTTGATGACACAAAGCATGATTGGAGTAGTTGGAGTACATTGTGGGATGAAAGTGTAGAACCTACAATTTTTAAAAGTGGAAAACAGACAAGACATTGTTATACTTGTTCAAAAGTAGAAATAAAGAAAATACCTAAATTAAAGGCAACAGTTTCAATATCATGCAAGAGCAAAACTTTAAAAGTAGGTGAAAAGCTGAAATTAAAAATAAAGAAAAGAACTTATCCTGATGTATTGAAAAGTTGGACTACTGACAACAAAAAAGTTGCTAAAGTCAATAAAAAAGGAAAAGTTTTGGCTGTTAAAAAAGGGAAAGCTACGATAACTTTAAAAATGAAAAGTGGTTGCACAGCAACTTGCAAGGTAAAAGTTAAATAAAAAGTAGGTGTTAAAAAAATGAATAATGGTAAGAAAAAACATAATATATTGTGGACGATAGTCGGCATTGTAATAGCACTTTATGTATTGTCGGTAATCGGGAATGATAACTCAGATGATGATATGAAGCAAATAGAACAAAGTTATACTTTACAAGAAATGAAGAATAAAAGTGTATCGTTTCCGTACAAAAAGGTTGCAAGAGAGCCTAAAAAATATGATGGACAATGCTTTAAGGTTAATCTTTACATTAGTGATGTAATAAACGACAGCGTAAAAACAGGATGTGACAAGTATTATAAAGCATATGTGTATAACAAGAAAGAAAAACAGGAAGATTATGATAAATTTGTTTGGCTGTATGATTATCAGACAAATGATGATAACCTTAATATATTAGAGGGTGATGTTATCGAAGCATATACTGTTTTTAACGGAATGGGAGATACTGAAAATTCTCTTACTGGTGAAAAAACAAAAGATGTTGCATTGGATTTACATTATGCTAAATTGATAAAAGAATAAATTAAATTTTACAAAACCACAAGACGGATTTAATATCCGTCTTTTTTGATGCAAAAAAATTATTAACCTTAAAAAGTTAGAGGTAGAATTATGGCATTTTCAAAAAGTAAGGGTCTTGTTTCCATTGCTACAGGATATAGTAATGGAAATTATGAATATACAAAAATAGACCAATTTATAGCGGCAGACAATTTAAGCATTACAGCGGACCGGGCACAGGATTTAGATAGTTATGTCAATGCGAACGGCTATTTAAAAAGAAATGTTTTAAAACATATGCGTGACGGAATTTCTTTTTCGACAGCCTATATGGAGTATGGCAAACACGAGAAGTTCATGTCAATACTTAGAACAGGAGAAAAACAACCGGGATGCACAGCTTCGCCCGAAAAGAAAATTCGTATCAGATATTTTAATGAATGGGAAAACGATTATAGCACAGGATTTTTTTATGTTCCGGATGTTGAACACAAATACGGTGGAACATATAAAGGATTTCCTACCTATTTACCGACAACATATGAATTTATCGAGTATTAGCGAGGTGATAAAATGCTTAATTTGACAGATAGTCAAAAAGAGAGTTTTTATAAAATTGGTGCGTATTTTAATGACTATGAATTTTATTTTCACGACTTAGATTATACAATCACAAACGAAACGCTGCATCAAGAAAGCGTGACAATTAAAGAAAGCATATGTGATAGTGAGGATTTACAGCTAGGCGGCTGTATTGCATCCTCATGTGAATTTGAAGTATCAGAACTTGAAAACAATCAACTTGCAGGAGTAGAGTTTACTGCAAAGTTACTTGTAAACGATGGCAAAGATGCAGTTGTAAAAATGGGAAAATATCGTGTGGACTCTGCAAAAAAAGTCGATGATAAAGACTACAGAAAAATTGTTGCTTATGATGCTTTATACGATGCACAAATAGATGTTTCTGACTGGTATAACAAAGTTTTCTATGTTGTGTCTCAATACGAAGAATTGATTACAGTCGGCGATATTGATGATTTATGGGAACACGGAACTTATGAGATAGATAATTCGGGAACAAAACCACCTTGGATAGCGTTTTTTGCGAACGGTGCAGTGCCCGAAGAATGTCAAGATACAACATATCTCGACACAGTAACAGGCAAATTATACGAAGCACAAAATACAAGTAAAGATGAAGATAACGAATTATATCGTTGGGTTGAGGTGTACCAATGTAAGAGAAAGACACAGACAAAGTATATTTATGCAACAACAACACTTAAGAAACTGCGTGAAAGTTTGCTGAATTATTTGAATATTCCTTTTGTTGAACAGGATATAATCAATGATGATATTACAATTTCAAGGACTATTGACACAAACGAAAACGGAGAACTACTCGGAACGGATATGCTGAGATATATTTGTGAGGTTAATGCCGGTTTTGGTAAAATGAACAGAGATGGAAAGTTTGAGGTCATTTCATTGCTAAGTCCGGGACTATACCCGGAAGAAACATTATACCCGTCAGAAGAATTATATCCGGAAGACCATTACGAGCCTATTGCGAGTGATGAAAATTCAGCAAGCTACATATCAACAAGCTACGAAGAATATGAGGTAGAGGGCATCACGGGGGTTATCATTAAAGGTGATAGTGATAATGTCGGGGAGCTTGCAGGCACAAAAGATAATCCTTATGTAATCAGCGGAAATCCTCTTTTGTACGGCAGTACAGCCGAGAAACTAAAGGAAATAGGACAAAAAATTTATGAACAAATAAGAGGATATATATATCGTCCTAATATAACTACACTTGAGGGACTTCCGTATTTGGAAACAGGTGATTATTTTGTATTGATAAAAGAAAACAGTGACGACATAGGCTCATTCATTTTTTCTAGGACATTAAGTGGAGTACAAGCATTAAAAGACACTTATGAGAGCAAAGGAAACAAACTAAGAGTAAATGAAGATGTTCAAACATCAGAGCTAATGTATTTGCAATCAAGAACGGCTAAAATTCAAAAGAGTGTTGACGGCGTGTCGATTGAGTTGGCAAACTTAGACGAAAATACAAGCTCAAGATTTGAACAGACAGCAAGTAAGATTGAAGCGGAAGTAAAAAGAGCAAACAACGCTGAGGGAGAACTTTCGGGCAGAATAACCGTTACTGCCGACCAAATAACACAGGAAGCGACAAGAGCAAAAGCTGAAGAAGCAACATTGAGTGGTCGAATAACCGTTACTGCTGGTGAAATAACGCAGGAAGTAACAAGAGCGACAAGCGAAGAAAATACGCTGCGTGCTTCAATTTCCTTAAAAATAGATAAAGACGATGACGGTCAAATTATATCTATGATAAACGAAAGTGCAGATGTAATCACTTTAAATTCTAATAGATTGATAGTAAATAGCACCAATTTTACTTTAGATAGAAATGGTGCAGGTTCAATAGGTGGATGGCAATTTGGCAAAGGATATATGTATTCAGACGGAGATGCATTCATTTCGACACATTCAAGAACAAATTACTATAACTGGGATGGGTTCCCTTATAAAGCATCTATAATGCAAGGAAAACTTATATGTGGAATCCAAAGCGGAGCTTTAGACGAGGCTATTCCTGATACGACAAGGGGATATTGTGATTTTTCAGTTGCTGGAATTTTTGCTAAAGATAAAAAAATGAGCAGCGGGTATTTGTTTGCTGTAGGAGTTGAAAATGGGGTTGTGACAACAAACACAGGAGCATTTACGGCATCAGACAGACGATTAAAAACAAATATAACTGAAATAGATGAACAATATGCCAATAATCTGATAGACGGATTGAAACCATCGACATACACAATGATAGATGGCAAAAGAATCCACAGCGGATTTATAGCAGATGAAGTTAAAATGACTGCTGAGAAAGTTTTGGGTACAGTAGATGATTTTGCAGCATATGCAACAGTTCAAATTGATGAAGATAAAAAAGACTATGCTGCATTGCGGTATGAGGAGTTTATCGCACCTCTGACGAAATATTGTCAGTGTTTAAAAAGAGATTTGAAGCAAGAGACAGAAAGAAATCAGCAGTTACAATTTCAACTTTTAAATTTACAAGGTGAATTTATGATATTAAAACAACAGCTTTTAGGAGGAAAATAAAAATGGTTAAATTAAACAAACAAACTACAGTAACAGGGGCATGTGTATTGACAGTTGATGGTAAGGAAGAACAGGTGGCGTACATGAACGCTTCAATTCCAGTCGGCGGCGCACCTAATATCAGTCGTGCTATTCAGAATGTAGAGTTATTCAACGCAAACAAAGAGGAAGTATTAAAAGACTTTGCGGCATTTGACAATTATGTATATAGCCTTATGGAAACAGAGGAAACAAAAACAGCAGAATAAGAGGTGACGCACAATGGCAGTAATAAAAGTTTACAACCGCATAAACTGGCTTAATAAGTCGGAAAGCTTGACAACACCGCTTGGCAAAACAAACTTAAATAAGATGGATAAAGCAATAGACACTATCGACAACGAAGTAGTGTCTATTTCAGCGACTGCGGAAAGTCTTGATACAACAAAAGCCGATAGAGACCAGCTTAACAATATGATAACTGATATAGCTATCAATGACAAAAACGGTGTTATCAGTATAACAAAATATAACGGTACAGTTTTGAATATTGATACCGCAATGGAAAAGATAGCCGTAAACTTTGAATATAACGCACAGACACAACAGCTTATACTTACACTTGAAAACGGTGAAAAGCAATACATTGATATGTCGGCTTTGATTACTCAGTATGAGTTTAAAGGCACTGATACGATAGCTTTTAGCATTGATAGTGATGGAAAAGTGAATGCGTCTATTAAAAGTGGCAGTATAACAAAAGCTATGCTGTCAAGTGAAGTTATGTCAGCTATAACATTATCAGAAAGCAATGCGGTTGCATCGGCACAGGCGGCGGCTCGATCGGCTACAAATGCTGATATGGACGCTAAGTTATCTCAGTCGTACAGCGTTGGTAAGAGTGGTATTCGTGATGGCGAAGATGCCGACAATGCAAAATACTATTCAGAGCAGGCAGAAAAATTTGCAAAAGAAGCAGAAGATATTGTTGGCAGTAATTTTATAACTCAAGCTGAAAAAGGTGTTGCAAATGGTGTAGCTGTCTTAAATGCAAACTTAGCAGTTGAAAAAGCGGTAGCAGATGAAGATGGTAACAACATTCAAAATACATATGCTAAAAAGACAGAAATATCAGAAGCTATAGAAGTTGACAGCGAGTTATCGACAACAAGCACAAATCCAGTACAGAACAAAGTAGTAACTGCTGAAATTAACAGTGCAAGTTATCAGGCAGATGTTGCGAATGGCACATTAACTCAGTGGCAGGCACAAGGCAGAATACCAAATGGCATTGCAAACAACCTTGTTACGACCGAAGAGGGATATGTTGCGGATGCCAGACAGTTGAATAAAAGTGTGGCGGGCAGTTTCGCCGATAGTGTTGATAAGAGTATCTCTGCATTAAACAATGCCCTAACGCCATTCACATTTACAAATGTTGCTAGTGGAACACAAAACGTTATAGCGTTTTATAATTCAATTACAAAAATGATGTTTGTGAGTTTTAATTATAATATAGCTCGTGTAAATGAACCAACAAGTCTAGTTATACTTAACGACAATGCTCATACCATAGATACTGATAAATATAGATTCCCCGTTAGTGCTTGGGATGGTACAACCGGAAATATAGTATTATCGTATGGATATGTATCCGGACAAAACATATGCATATATGCTCCGCCATGCAATGAATTTAATGCTTATGCTGCATTTTTTTACCATTGCAAATAGTATTTAACTCTATATTGATTTTATATAAAGAAAGGAATGACCATTATGAAAATCAAATTAAAAGACAACACAGAACTTACGGTAACAGATGCTTGCACATCAACATCAATAGTAGCTGAATTTACATCAGCTGAGGAAATTGAAGATTTCCGTAAAAAACTTACAGACGAGAATTTATCATCTTTTGCATATGTAAATGATGACGGAACGATAGTAGGAGAATATAAAAACTGCACTTTTACAAATGCCACTTATTCAGAAAAAGGCGGCAAGTTTATGGCTACATACAACATCCGTCAGTACAGTGACATGGAAGTAAGATTAAATGTACTGGAAAAAGAACAGACCTTACAAGGCGATGCCATTGCAAGTATGTCAGAAACAGTATATTCATAGAAAGAGGTGATAATATGAATGGAATTGTAAAATTTTGGGCTTACAGAATAGGCTTTGATTTGTCGAGGATTGATGAAGTCCCAAACAAACTTAAAACACCGGTCAGCGAATACATAGCTCAAAGTATGGCAGATTAAGTCATAAAATGTCGAACTATAACAGCCAAATCCTCTTGTTTCCCTTATCCTCAAGCCGTACAATAAACTTGTCAGAAGTTATCTGACAACATCAAGTTTCGGCTTATGGGCGGTGTAATTGGCGTTGCACTGCCCTACATTGAGGGGATTGACATAACAGAACAGTTGTTCTATAATGTGTCACATAGGAGGATTAAATTTGAGTAAAGAAGAACTAAAACGAGAAATTGTGGAACTTGTAGACCAAATTGACAACAACGAAATATTATATAAAATCTTAGTTGTTATCAGAACACACTTAGAAATCTTAAATAGCAAAGGCGAGGAATAATTCCCCGCCCTTTTTCTTATTTTATAAATCTTTCAAAAAACTTCCAAAACAATTCTTTATCTTCATCAGATAATTTCCAATATTCCAATATAACTTGTTTAGCTTTAGGGTCTGTTTCACCGATATATACCGCTACAGACTCGTAATCGGTATCAATAGAACTTTCCATATCACCTTTTCCAGTTAAAAGCCATTCTTTATTAACATGACATTTCTGACAAATAAGTTGTATAACTCCATCAGACGGGCTTCTTCTTCCTGTTTCATAGCTTGAAATATTCTGTTTTGATATTCCGAGAAATTCAGCAAAAGCATCTTGCGTCTTTCCGTAAGGACTGTTTTTTCTAATCTGTTTTAGCCGTTCTTTCATTTGTACCTCCTTTCTAAAATTTATTATAAAACATAAAAATATAAAAATCAATATAAAAAATTGTACAAAGTACAAAAAAGTTATTGACATAACAACTACAATGTACTATTATTAAATCGTACAAAGTACAAAATGTATTTGAAAGTGAGGTGGTTAATATGGCACAAGCTTTAAGAAAAAAAGATATTGAAGACGCTAAGAAAATTTCAACTATTTTTTCAACGCTTTCAGAAGAAAGCAAGACGATAGCAGTTGTTTATCTGTCAGCTTTAAGAGATAAGGAAATGGCAGACGGAGAGAGAGTGAGGTGTGCACAATGAATGATTTAATTTGTATCGGAGAAGCAGAAGTTCTTATTAAAGAATACAACGGTCAAAGAGTAGTGACATTTAAAGACATTGATACAGTACATCAAAGACCGAGCGGAACAGCAAACAAAAGATTTATTGATAACAAGAAAAGGTTTATTGAGGGTGAAGATTATTTCACTGTAAGTTCTTCCGAAATTCGGAAAACCCACATATTCCCTATATCTGATAATGATTTTAAAGATAAAACATTGATTACAGAAAGTGGATATTTGATGTTAGTAAAATCGTTTACTGATAATTTAGCGTGGGAAGTGCAGCGACAGTTAGTGAAAAGCTATTTTAAACAGTCTAAACCTATGACAACAGCCGAAAAAATATATCTACTTGCACAGGGCAATGAAGAATTAAATCAGAAAGTGGATAAAGTTGAAGCTGAGGTAAAAGAGCTGAAAGACACAATGCCGCTACTTGCTGTCGATTGCGATTTGATAACAAAAGCAGTCAAGACAAAAGGGGTTGAGGTCTTAGGCGGCAAGGACAGTAATTCATACAAGGACAGGTCTTTGCGTAGTCGTGTATATGCTGATATTCACAGAGAAGTAAAAAGACAGTTCGGTGTTACTACATATAAAGCTATAAAGCGTAATCAGTGCGAAAAGGCTGTTGCATTTGTGAGGAATTACAATGTGCCGTTTGTTTTACAGGAAGAAATCAGCGAGAGCAACGCACAGTTGAGTTTGGTAGTTTAAAGAAATATTGAAAGGAGATAAAACATGGATAAACAGAGATACGGCATTGTAGACAAAACAGGTAAAAATATTATTGTTAAAAAAGACAATGCCCGCTACATCGGTATTGATGAACTGGCACAGCATATAGCAATGGATATTATCGAGGATTATCAGGACATAATAAAAGGCGATAAGAAAATTGATGAAACAAACATAAAACTGTCAATCAAAGTTCTTAACGCCATAACCCCAGTAGTTGAAACTTTTAATAGTGTTTCACGCTACTAAACAAGTGTGATATTACAACTTAATACGAAAGGAAAGTGAGGTTAAAAGATGAATGAGCAGACAAAGACATTGAAAGAAACAATGTGTAAAGATATTGATGGAGCAAACTTCTTCTTTAAATACCACAGAAACGGACAGGAGATAGATAAGCTGACAAAAGATGTGTTAAATCTTATCGCTGAACACTCCATGACCGTTTCTGAAATTAAAGGTTTCTTGGAATATATGAAAATTATTGTGGATAATCGTTCATATCTTCCTCAGCGGAAATAACCTTGATTGAAGTTTCTCCAAACGCTTCATTGTCGGGTATTTCTTTGGCAGTCTTGAGTATCGACAATACTTTGGCAGAGTAAGGATATTCAAGATTACAGTTAGGACAAATTATCTTGTCAGTATCAATATTTTCGTTTACAGAATACTTGCAATGACAAGCACAGGAAATTTGAAACTTTAAAAACATGGTGTTCACCTCTTTTCTATATTGAAGATAGAGGAATTATATCACAGAAAGTGAGGAATATAAATATGTTCGTAAATCCGTTTGTTTTGGGAATTTTAACAACAATATTCGTTGAAATGGCGGCTTTGATTATTTGGTCGTTGCTGTCGGGTAGAAAATAGAAAGGATATATATTATGAGTATAAAAGCGTACAAAGGTTTTAATAAGGATATGACTTGCCGGGGATTTCAGTACGAAGAGGGCAAAGAGTATGAAACTGATAAGGCAGAAGTGTGTGAAACGGGGTTTCATGCGTGCGAGTATCCACTTGATTGTTTTAGTTATTACTCTCCAAATGTTAGCGTATATCACGAGGTAGAACAGGATGGAGAAATTAGCCGCAGTGATGGTGACAGCAAAGTTGCATCATCCAAAATTAAAATAGGTGCATCAATCAATATTGCAGGCATTGTCAAAGCGGCTATTGAATACACAACTAAAAGAACAAATAAAGAAAATGATGCGACAGGAGATTACGGAGCATCCTCAGCAACCGGATATAAAGGAGCATCCTCAGCAACCGGGTATTGTTCGGTATCATCAGCAACCGGATATAAAGGAGCATCCTCAGCAACCGGAGATTACGGAGCATCATCAGCGACAGGAGATTACGGAGCATCATCAGCAACCGGAGATTACGGAGCATCATCAGCGACAGGAAATTACGGAGCATCCTCAGCAACCGGATATTGTTCGGTATCATCAGCAACCGGGTATTGTTCGGTATCATCAGCAACCGGATATAAAGGAGCATCCTCAGCAACCGGAGATAAAGGAGCATCCTCAGCAACCGGAGATTACGGAGCATCATCAGCAACCGGAGATTACGGAGCATCATCAGCGACAGGAAATTACGGAGCATCCTCAGCAACCGGATATAAAGGAGCATCCTCAGCGACAGGAAATTACGGAGCATCCTCAGCAACCGGAGATTACGGAGCATCCTCAGCAACCGGGTATTGTTCGGTATCATCAGCAACCGGGTATTGTTCGGTATCATCAGCAGAATGCGAAAACAGTATAGCTGTTGCTTGGGGTTATCACGGAAAAACAAAGGGCGTCATAGGCTCTTATCTTGTATTAGCTGATTGGGAGGGTGACGAAAATAATTACTGGACACCGGAATTATGGTCGCTCAAGGGAGCAAAGATGGTAAGAGTTGATGGCAAAAAAATCAAAGAAAATACTTTTTACACTATGGTAAATGGTGAAATCGAAGAGGTAGAAGATGAATAAGATAGTAAAAGATATAAATGAAATGTCGGTATTTCAAATTGAAGAACTGGCAAAAGTTTTAAGAATAGGCTTAGTTATCAACAACGGTAACGAAGTGACAATTATAAGAGAGGAGAAAGAAAATGTGTGATATTGAAGTAAAAGGGAATGAGGAAACTGAATTTGGAGTAAATCAGTTATTATATAATAAATTTATTTACAATTCAACAAAAATAGACATTGCTGTGGAGCTGTTAAGACATGGAACTCTGAGTGATGAAACATTGCTGAAAATCTTAGAAGTCGATAGTTCGTTAAACGAAGATTACCTTAAAGGTTTTATACCAATCACAAAGACTTTATATGATGTTTTTGTAGAACAGCAGGCACGCATTGATGCTTTAATAAATTACTTAAAATCAGAACAATATGCGTCAAAAGAAAATATATTGAGAATACTCAATACAGAGCTTGCTATTGAAGAAGCTGACAAAATAGCAAGAGAAATGGAGAGAATGCGTGAAAGATTTAATAATAAGTAACAAGGAGTATCGGGCAAGAGAGGGAGTGAGCAGTACCGACTTAAAGAAGATTGCAAAGTCCCCGGCTCACTTCCGTTACTGGAAAGACAGTGAACAGGAAGATACTCCGGCGTTGCTTTTCGGCAGAGCCGTACATAAATATGTTCTTGAAAAAGATAAGTTCACTGAGGAATTTGCCGTTGCGCCCGAAGTAAATAAGCGAACCAAAGAGGGTAAGGCTCAGTGGTTTTTATTTCAAGACCAAAACGAGGGTAAAGACATAATTTCACTTGATGATTTTGAAAAGATAAAAGCTATGAGAGAAACATTATATCAGACACCTTTTGTAAGTCAGTTGTTAAAAGGCAAAAAAGAGCTGTCTTACTTCACGGAAGATGATGAAACAGGCTTAACTATAAAGTGCCGTCCCGACTGTCAGACACAGGTTGGAGATACACATATTCTGATTGATTATAAATCCTGTGCAGATGCCAGCGGCGATAAGTTCATGCGTGACGCAATCAACTTAATGTATGACCTACAAATGGCATTTTATAAAGACATCATGGATAAGGTAACAGGCTATGAACACTCAGTTATTTTCATAGCACAGGAAAAAACACCCCCGTATGCAGTAAACATTCTTGAAGCAAATGAGTATTTTTTGAAAAGTGGCAGAGATATGTATAGAACTTATCTCAATATTTATAAAGAGTGTTTAGAAACTGGGAACTGGTATGGTTATACCAATGGTGCTATTAACACGCTTGGTTTGCCAAACTGGTTACAGAAACAATATGAATAGAAAAGGAGATAATATGGATATTGTAATTTTAAATACAAGCCGTTTAAGAGTGGCTATTGATAAGTATGTAAAGAAAAACAATGAACATAGCATGACAGATTGTTTTAAGCGTAAAAACTTAAATTCAAGTATTTTGTCGAAAAGCGAGAATAGATTTGTTTCTTCATATAAAAATAAGGTTACGGCTGAAATTGATGAATATACAACATACGGTGCTATGTATTCTGATGTGTGGCAACAGATTAAAAATTCTTTTGGTTTTAAAGCAGAAGATTTTGAAGTTGAAAGGCTTCCTGCTACATCTAACAGCTTAACTAACGGTAAAGTTTTAGATAGAAGAATTTCAGACTTAGAAGAAAAATATATTGTTTTGGCGAAAATAGTTGAGGAATTAAGAAGAAAAGGAGAATAGAACATGAACGAAGTGAGCGTTAATAACAACAATAATGTACCTTTTAGCAACATAAATCAAGGTACAGTCGCAGTTGAAAGTAGCAGAGCAATAACAGAAGCACAGGGGAAATTGTTACTTGCAAAGCAGTTTCCGAGAAATTATACAAACTGCTATGCAACAGCTATTGAAGCGTGTCAGCGTAAAGGTTTTGCCGATAAAGCGTTTTTTGCTTATCCGAGAGGTGGTCAGACAGTCACAGGAGTAACTATAAGATTTGCCGAGGAATTAGCAAGATGTTATGGCAACCTTGATTATGGAATAAAAGAGTTGTCACACGAAGATGGCAAGTCAGAAATGCAGGCATACGCTTGGGATTTGGAAACAAACACAGTATCAAGTCAGAATTTTACAGTTGAGCATATCATGGAAACACGAAACGGCAGCAGAAAGTTGACAAGCCAGCGTGATATTTACGAGAGAACAGCTAATGACGGAGCAAGGAGATTAAGAAGCCGTATTTTAGCAATTTTACCACCCGACTTGGTGGAAGATTGCATAAAAGAGTGCAAGAAAACGCTTGCAGGACAGAACGGAATACCATTTGCCGATAAAGTCAAAAACATGGTGGTTGCGTTTGCAAAATACGGTGTCACGAAAGAAATGCTTGAAAAGAGGTTGAACCACACTGTTGAAAGCATCAGTGAAGATGAACTTGCAGAATACATCGGCATTTTTAACGGTTTGACGCAGAAAGAAACTACTGTATCAGATTGGTTTGAACAGCCTAAGACAGCAAGTCAGATGACTGCATTACTTGAAGAAGCTGAGAAAGAAGAAAAAGAGAAAGCACAGAAAGAGGAAAAGAAGTAATGAAATACAAAGTGTTGATTGACAAGAAAAATAATACATTTCCACTTAAAGGTTTGAATGAGCTGTTAGGCGGCAGATTGTACAACTTTCGCACAAAGAAATATCACAACCCTACAAAAGCAGAAAATGACAAGGCATGTTTAAAAGCCATAAAAAGATGTATGCCGATGGTGAAAATCGACAAGCCTATTCAGTGTACATTTTGGATATATGCTCCGAATAAACGACATGACAGAGGAAATCTTTGTTCGGCAGCAGAGAAAAGTTTTTTAGATGCGTTGCAGTTGGCGAAAGTTATTAAAAATGATGGCTGGGATGATGTTATTGACAGTGTTTTTCACACAGAGGTTGACAAAGAAAATCCAAGAGTTGTCGTGGAAATTGAGGTTTTGGAAAGGGAGTAAGAATATGAAATCAGCAAATTTAGAACAGATGATAGCTGATATGAATAATGGCACTTATGACTTGACTTGCAACGGAGAGTGTACTCAATGCGGTAATTGTTGCAGTAACTTACTTCCTATGACAAAAGATGAAATTGCAACAATCCACAAGTATATTAAGAAACATCATATTAAGGAACACAGGCATAATTATCCGACAGCTACACCAACAATGGATATAACTTGTCCGTTTCTTAATGATGATAAGTTAAAAGAAAAATGCGAGATTTATTCAGTCAGACCTAGGATTTGCAGAGAGTTTATCTGCTGTCCGAGTAAAAGACCGCCGATTGATGATTGGGGTTATAAATTAAAGTGCAAGGTAGTTGATGTCAGAAAGGAGTTTTTCAAATGAGAGTTATATCACAGAATGGAAAATTTGATATTCCATATGAATATTTTGTTTTTACAATAGTGGGTAATGGCAATAGTTATAGTATTATTGCAACTAAAAATATTGCAGAACCACCAGAAGTGATTATGAATAGCATTTTGGCAACTTATTCAACCGAAGAAAAGGCAATTAAGGCTATGGAAGCACTAAAAGAAACATATACGCATCCATATATAAGATACTTTCAGTTTCCGCAAAATAGCGAGGTGTAATATGGACAACATGGATGTTATAGCAACTGCTAAAAGACTTTTTGAAGATAGAGAAGAATATTTTAAAGAACTTGAAGCATTAAAAGAGGATATAAGTTTCTTTGATATGTATATGAAAAGAAACAAGAAAAGTAATGCTGATTTTGCAGTAAGGATTTCTTATAAAGGTGCTTTCAAGGCTTTTGATGATATTTGGAAAAAGTATGCTTACGATACGTCTGATATGGAAATGGTTTTTTCAGAGTTTATAGTTTTGAAAGCTATTATACAAGATATTTACGAAGATACAAACCGTTTTACTAAAAATACAAAGAAAGAATTTATAGATTATTTTGAGCAGTACGGAGATACTATGGTAAAAGATTATGTTTCAGAATTTATTGGCTGTAGTAGAGGATGTACGGCTGTACTTGGAAAAATTCGGCAAATTAAAGCTGGGCAAATCTAAAAACTAAGGAGTTGAACTACAAATGAGTGCAAGGCGTGCGGCTATGCGTCGGGAACGATTGCAAAGGAACAAAATCGACAAGAAAAAAGGCGCTATGGCTGAGTTTGAAAGAGCAAAAGATCAAGGTGTTATTGACGGTAGGGCGATAGGCGTAAGTGCGTGTCTTGAAGTGTTACACAGCAAATATAATTTTAGCAATAACAAGGCACAACAGTTACTCAATGCTATGGGGAGAGAAAGTGCAAGACTTGATGATACAGGTGTTAGATTTGTTGCAAATTACTACGCTGAAAAGTTTGAAAAGAAACTAGATGCACTGGGGATGTACCAAGATGCAACTGATATTCCTACAAAGATTTATTGTGCATCAAAGCATGAGTTGTTTGTAACATCGGTCGCAATAGCCTTGATGGTGTTAAATGAGTTATGGAATTTTAGCAGTAACGATAAAAACACTGGTCGGCTTGATTACATCATGGAGTATTGCACAAATCGGTATTTAGAAATGCAACTTGACCCCGATAATAACACAGCAGAATATTACTTTGAGCGAATGTTAAGACGGACTGGTTATAAGTTACATTAAGAGGTAAATATGATAGACGAAAAGAAGATTATTAAGAAAATCGAAAACAGGATAGAAGCAAGAGAACAAAGCAAATCCGATTTAAGAAAGGAATAACGAGTACCCGGTAAACCGGGTTGATGCAGAGGGTGTATAACTGCTAGCGAAAAATCCTAATTAGTAGAGTGTAAAAAGCGTGTGAAGCCATTTAGGATTATCCATGTTACGGTATTTGTAGCGTGGTGTTATGACAAAACTAAAAGTATGTTGGATAAGTGCAGGAATATCAAGTTTTATGGCAGGATATTTAGCAGGGGATGTAGATGAATGGATTTACATAGACATTGCCGACCAGCATAAGGACAGTATCAGATTTATCAAAGATTGTGAGAAAGCAATCGGAAAGAAAATAGAAATTTTAAGTAGTGCAGAGTATAAGAGTGTCGAAGATTGCGTCAAGGTTTTTGGCGGTTTTAGAAATCCTAGTAACAACTTTGCACCATGTACAAACTGGCTTAAAAAGAGAGTGAGAAAGGAGTGGGAAGAACAACACAAAGATTGTGAATTGACTTATGTGTGGGGATTTGACTTGAAAGAGAAGAACCGAGCAGAACGAACCATTGAAGCCAATCCGCAAGCAAATCATGAGTTTCCACTTATTGACAAATGCTTGTCTAAGGAAGAAGTACATGGACTATTTGAACGGACTTTTGATTTTAAGCGACCACTCATGTATGACTTAGGTTACCCAAATAATAATTGCATTGGTTGTGTCAAGGGCGGCATGGGTTATTGGAATAACATTCGTAAAGATTTCCCTGAGGTATTCAAGGCAAGGTCAGAACTTGAAAGACAGGTCGGTTACGCAATGTTAAAAGATAGCAACGGCAAGCCAATTTTTCTTGACGAATTAGAACCGACGAGAGGAAACATGAATACTGAAATTTTTCCCGATTGTGGCATAATGTGTTATTTGAATTTAGAGTGAGGTGAGAACATGACAGTAGACGAATTTAAGCTACTTGCGGTAGATACTAAAATCTCAGTGCGTGACATACGAACTGGAAAGTATCTTAAAGACAAGAAAGAGTACGGCAGGCGAAAGGTACAAAGTGTGTATGCAAGAACGCACAGGTTCCAAGGTGATTATGAAGCCAATATTGTATTGATGGTGAGGTGATTTGATGGAAGATAGATATTTATTTAAAGCAAAGAGAGTTGACGATGGAGAATGGATTGTAGGCGGATTAGTGAGATATGGTTTTACTGGCAAAGAAAAATATTACATTGTCCCTGATTATGCATCTGATTTATATGCTATGGAGATAGACCAGAACACAATCTGTCAATGCACAGGCTTAAAAGACAAAAACAGCAATCTGATTTGGGAGAATGATGTAGTTGACTTTAAAACTAGCAAGGCTGTTGTTATTTGGGATAAGGCAGAATGGAGAATTAAGTGGATTAAAGATAAAGATACTATATTGCGAAGGGATTTACATTTTTGGACTAATGAAGATGATTGGAAATGTGAAGTTATCGGCAACATATTTGACAATCCAGAGTTATTAGAAAGCGAGGGATAAACATGGCAAGGATATTTAGATTTAGCGGTTATTTTGTAGATAATGACAAGTACCCGTATGAAGATTGGTCATTTGAATCTGCCCTTCTTGATGAAATAACAACAATGGCTGAAAGCTATGCTGTTCATCAGCTCCACATTGAACAGAGTGAGGAGTTTGAAGCTGACGGAGAACTGGAAGAAAATTGTGACCTTGCATTATTGACAAGACATTTTAAGAAAGATGTTGATTATAATTTTGACCGACCTATTCCACAGACAGGTGAAAAATATAGACATTTTAAGCGGGGCAAAATAGTTAATATCATTGGGATTTGCAGACACACAGAAACCGCAGAAATTTCAGTGGTGTACGGTTGTGAAGGGCAAGTTTGGAGTAGACCACTTGAAATGTTTATGAGCGAGGTTGATAAAAAGAAATATCCTGATGCAAAGCAGAGATATAGATTTGAGGTGGTTAAGTGATACCCGAATGTGTAAACTGCAAGAAACTCTTTATATGCACGATAAAGGATAAACCGAAAAATGAAGCGTGCGTAATGTTTGAAGAGAGAAAGAAAGAGGATGAGAATGATGACGATTGATGATTTGATTGCAAAATACAGGACAATGTCAACTAAAGGAAATATAATATTTTCACAAAGACCGGATGCAGCAGAGAAAAGCAATTTGCAGTACAAAGAAACAGCTGATTACCTGGAAGAATTGAAATCATACCGAGAAAATGAGGGAATGTCGGTCAATGTATATCGCTGTGGTTATAAAATTGGCTACAACAAGGCTGTTGATGATTTGACTGCTAACATCACTGAACGCTTTTTCGGAATGGCTATGTCAAGCGGATTACCAACCGAGGGTGCAACTTGGGAAAATGCCATAAGACAAGTAAAGCAGATAGCAGAACAGTTGAAAGGAGCAAAACAGAATGAAGATTTTAAGCAAGAAGAAATATAATAAACTCATTGAAGATTTTGAGAAATCGCAGAAAAAGGTCGAGGAACTCAAAAGGATAAACGAGAGTCTTGGGAAAAAGTTAGAGGATAAAAAGACAAGTTGCAAACTGAACAACGGCAAGGATTTCTGCTTTAAATGCCAAAACTCTTACAGATACAAGACATATTGGGGAGTGACAGAAATTGAAAAATGCGGTTGCTTGCTTGATGTACCTTGCGAGAATTTTAAGAGAAAAGAAAGCGAGTGATTCAGAATGAGTAACAATGCGAATATAGTAATAGCACAGGCTTTAATGATGAGAATTAAAGATTGTGTAGAAAGAGCCTTGGATAAAAAAGATGTAACGATTGATATAGCTATGACTGAAATACGCTATACAGTTGACGCTTATGACGAGTATTTTCAAACAGGCAGAAAACCACAGTAACTAACTAAAAATCAAAGAAAGGAATAGGTTGTGCGCACATAAAACCGAGGTTTCCTTTTGGTAGATTTAGAATGTATAAAAAGAAAATTAAATGCGAGATATATCGTGATTCAATGCAGAATTATAAGAAATATGCAATACCGCCAGCACAGCTTATTATTGCTGATGTACCATACAATGTAGGCACTAACTTTTATGGTAGTAACCCTATGTGGTACAACGGCGGCGACAATAAGAATGGAGAAAGCAAGCTTGCTAAAAAGGCGGCATTTAACTCTGACTTTAACTTCAATCTGTATGAATACTTCCATTTTTGTTCAAAGATGTTGAAGAAAGAGGACAAAAAGAATGTTGCTAGGGGCAGAAGTAGTGACAGTCCTTGTATGATTGTGTTTTGTGCATTTGAACAGTTACAAACACTTATTGCGGCGGCAAATAAACACGGATTTGTGCACTATATACCGCTTGTGTTTTGTAAGAATTACAGTCCGCAGGTGCTTAAAGCTAATATGCGTATCGTAGGGGCTACAGAATATGCACTTGTACTTTACAGAGATAAACTCCCTAAGTTCAGAAATGGCTTGCAGATTGATGAAAACGGAAAGAATATCAGAGGTACAGGACATATGATTTTTAATTGGTTTACTTGGGAGAAAGACGGAAAAGATATACCGAAAATTCATCCAGCACAAAAGCCTGTAGCAGTCCTTAAAAAGCTGATTGAGATTTTTACAGACGAGGGAGACGTTGTTATTGACCCTTGTTGCGGTAGTGGTAGTACGCTAAGAGCCGCCGCAGAACTTGGCAGAAGTGCATACGGATTCGAGATTGACAGAAACTTTTACGAGCGTGCAAAGAATGAAATGCTTGTATTTGAAAACGACAATCAAATGAATATAAGTGATTTTATGTGAGGTGATATTGTATGGATTGTAACAATTATTCTTGTAGCAGGCAGATGGATATATTTGATTTCTTAGAAGATAAGAACAAAGTGAAAGAGTTTAACCCTTTGAAAGCACTTGCTTTATGTGGTACAGGGTTTGAAAACGGAATGAAAAGAGTAAAAGATTATTTTCTTGAAAATCATAATTTGAGAGAAAAAGTTGCGTTTTTAAAAAACGAATACGGGACAGGCGGTTTCGGTTCGCCTGAGAAGAAGCCTTGCTATATACACCAAATGTGTACTTCTATATCGCAAAAATTGATTGAATTTGAGTATTACGACGAGAATATGCAGAATGTGAAAAAATATTGCAGTTGGGTTGATTTAGCAAACATAATTTCAGAAATGGTTGCAAAAGATGAATATGTTTATAAGGACGGTGATTAAATGGCAATTTACAGAAATGTACGCTTATCGTTTTGGACGGATAACAAAGTAATAGACGAGTTTACACCTGAGGATAAGTATTTTTATCTGTATTTGCTCACAAACCCTCAGACAAATTTGTGCGGTTGTTATGAGATAAGTTATAAAAGCATGAGTGAGGACACAGGATATAACAAAGATACTTGTCTGAGATTATTAAAAAGATTTGATGAAGCACATAATGTTATAAAATTTAATGAGAGTACAAAAGAAGTGCTGATTCTGAATTGGTATAAATATAACTGGAGCAGTTCGGCAAAGACTTTGTCAGGGGTTATGTCAGCGGCGAAGTACATAAAATGCGAAAAATTTAGAAATTATGTTTTAAGTGTTGCAGAAAGTGTGAAGAATGGTAATAAAGAGCCAGTCAGATACCCCATAGAAGCATCTGTATCTGTAGCTGATACTGATTCTGTTTCTGATTCTGTTACTGAAACTGATACTGTAAATAATAAAAAGAACATTACAGGAGAGTATATAAAGGAAATTGTTACTTATCTGAATGAAAAATGCGGTACACATTACAGATGTAACACAGCAAACACTAGAAAGCATATAACGGCGAGATTTGCTGATGGCTATACGGTTTCTGATTTCATGACAGTGATTGATAAGAAGTCTGCCGAATGGCAAGGTACTAAATTTGAATTGTATTTACGACCCGATACTTTGTTTGGAAGTAAATTTGAAAGTTATCTGAATCAGCAGATTAAACAGAAAAATGAAACATCGGATTTTTTAAGTAGTTGGGGGATAGGAAAATGACAAAAGAAGAAGTTCAAATGTTACTTGCCATGACACAGGCTGTATATCCTAACTACAATCCACCAAGCAGAGAAGCGGCGGTAAATGCGTGGCTCATGTGTTTAAGCGAGTATGATAATAATGTTGTCATGGCGGCATTTAAAGCATACATGACTACGAATACAAGTGGTTTTGCACCTGCACCGGGGCAACTTATAGAAATATTGCAGACTTTGACACAACCATCTGAGTTGAACGAGCTGGAAGCGTGGTCGATAGTCAGAAAAGCGTTAAGAAATTGTGGCTACAATTCAGAACAGGAGTTTGCAAAGTTGCCGACAGTAGTGCAAAAAACTGTAGGAACACCACAGCAGTTAAAGATTTGGGCTTGCGATAGTGAATTTAATGAAAATGTTGTGAGCAGTAATTTTATAAAGACATACAGAACAGAGGTCAAGCGAGCAACAGAGTTGAATAAAATGCCTGATGATATAAGAAAACTTGTAGAAATGGTAAATACAAACTCCACATCGGCTCAAATAGCAAACAAAAACAAACAGGCTATAAAGTTATCACTTGAAGATAAAAAAAACGAGGAAACAGGCAAAATGGAAGTTAGAAACAGTGTTCCTATGCCCGAGAAATATAAGAAAGAGTTTGGTATTAGAGATTGAAAGCGAGGTATAGCATGAGTTATTGTGATGGAAATTGTAAGCATTTGAATGATAAAAAGCACAAATGCGAACTTACAGGAGAAAAATTAACATTTATGAAGTATAAAGGTGCTGTTTCATTTTCAGTTAATGAGCATAGAGGATTTTGCAAATTTGACAACCCCGAATTGTTAGAAAGTGAGGAATAATATGACAGAGAGCGAAGCGGTAGAAAAACTGAAAAATATGCGACTGTTTATGCAGATTATTGACAAGAATAGCAAACATAAATTTGCGGAAGATGATTATAAAACTAACGAAATGGCAATCAAAGCACTTGAAGAAGTACAACAGTACCGCGCAATCGGCACACCGGAAGAATGCCGGGCGGCGAGAGAAAAACAGATGCCGAAGAAAGTAGTTAAGAACGGAAAACGGAGCTACAAATGCCCTTGCTGTGGTGAGAGCGCAAAGACAGAGACAGGTGATAGTTTTATCGACTATCGACTAGATTATTGCGATGGCTGTGGTCAGAAATTAGATTGGAGTGATGAAGAATGAGATTGATTGATGCGGATAAGTTGATATTACACTTAAATGACTATGCATTGCAAGAAGCACCATTCAGGGGCGAAAGTGCAGATGTATATGATGCAATAGAAAACTGTATTAAGGCAATAGAAGAACAGCCAACAGCCTATGATATGGAAAAGGTTGTTGAGAAATTGGAAAATCAAAGCAAAGAATATAATTCTGGAGTAAGATTACATGGAAAATCAGAAGAAATGCTTACGGATGATGCAATCGAGATAGTAAAGGCAGGTGGAAAGAATGACGATTGAATGTAAAAATTGTTCTATGCACGAAGAATGTATTTGCGAAGCAAGTGCAGACGAATGTGAAATCAGAAAGCAGTCTTATAACAAGGCTGTTGATGATTTCTATAACAAAATTATTGAAGCATACGAAGAAATGAAAAATATTCCACAGGTAGAAAAATCAACAGTACATACAATAGCATTAGGAATAATGGAGCAGTTAAAAAATAAGGATTTAGCGAGGTAATTATACAATGAATGATTGCAAAGGATGTAAATATGAGAACAGCGCAGATATAGAGGTACTTTTAGAATTTTGTACAACTTGTAAAAGAGCCTATTCTAATGAAGAAGATAGAGAATTTCACGAAGATAAGTATGAGATTGTAGACTAAGCTAAAACTAAGAAAGGAGTAAGAGTTTTGTGCACAGTAAAAACCGGTTTTGCTCCTAAAAAAATTATGTATAGCGAAAACAAAAAGAAATGGTATAAAGAGCGTTATCGTCAAAGAAAAGAACATAGCTTATGTACCAAGTGCGGTAAACCTGCAATGACAAACAAAACTCTATGCAAGGAATGTGCCGAAAAAAGAAAGAAGAAATATCGAGAAGATAGAGAATTTTTCAAAGCACAGGGATTGTGCCCAAAATGCGGCAAAAGCAAATTATTTGGCAGTGAAAAAACTTGTCCTGAGTGTTTAGCTTATGCTGAAAAAGTAAATGCTAAACACGCAAATAAAGTAGCTGGTAGTAAAGAAGCATATTATAAACAGCTTTATCAAAAAGCAAGACAGCGTTATGACGAGCAAAATCTTTGCGTAATGTGTAAAATAAGACAGCGTGCAGAGGGACATATACACTGTGAAGAATGTCTTGAGATAAGACGCATAAAAGGCAGAGAAATACGAAAACAGCAAGAAAAAGTAGGTATAACAAGAAGCGAAAGACCAGCTTACGGACTTTGCTATCGCTGCGGAAACCCACTCGATAGAGACGGGAAGTTGTGCGTAAAGTGTGCAACAAAAGCTGTAAGCTGTTTACCTAAATTTAGAAATACAGATGTATGGAAAAAGAATAACAATCTATTATTTGGAGGTAAGCAAGATGATAAAATTTAAAAGCGAATGTGTTGACTGTCCCAGCGAAATAGGTTGTCTTGGGGATAGTTGCCCGAAACGCAATATACCTCGCCTTATATGCGATTGTTGTGGTGAAGATGTAGAAGAATTGTACGGATATGACGGAGAGCAGTTGTGTAAAGACTGCTTGCTTGATGCAGTACCAAAAGTAGAAATATAGGAGAAATGGCTTATGAAGTTTTCAGAACTTACTAAGCCGGAACTTGATGAAATTTTAAAGAACGCCAATTTTACAGAGGAAGAAGAGAATATATTTACAATGCTTGCAAGAGGAAAAACACTTACAGAAGTTGCACAAAGAAATATGATATGTGAACGAACTGTACAGAGAAAAGTTGACAAGATAAAAGTAAAGATTGAAAAATTGGAGGTTTTGAAATGATTAAAATAACAATAAATGGAAACGAGATAAAAGCAGAGGATGTAACTTTATCTGCCGATATTGTAAAAATCATAACATCATGCCTTGATTGACATTATATTTTAAAAAGGTTAGAATGTGTCGTAAGTACGATAAATGCGGCACATTCTTTTTATATAAAAGGAGGATTTGAAGATGGAATGTGTTGCGTACATGAGAGTATCGACAGAAAAACAAGCAGAAGATGGAAACGGGCTGGAAAGTCAAAAAAGAGATATTGATAATTACTGCAATAAGAACGGTTATATAATCAGTGATTACTATATTGACGATGGCTATACAGGAGCAAACATGGATAGACCGGAATTACAACGGCTTATTAGTGATTGCGTTGCAAAAAGAATAAAATGTGTAGTTGCTTTTAAATTAGACAGGTTGTCACGAAGCATGGTTGATGGAATATATATCATCGAACGAGTGTTTCAAGCAAACAACATCTTGTTTAAATGTGTGCATGACAGTATAAGCTACGACAGTCCGATGGAGCAAGCATATACTCAGATGATGGCAGTTTTTGCACAGCTTGATAAAAATACAATGATGTTGCGTATGCGTGGCGGTATGTTGGAAAGAGTAAAGCAAGGCTACTGGATGGGTGGTGGTAACACTCCTTATTGTTATAAGTATGATAAGGAAAAAGGAATTTTAGTACCTATACTCAAACGGAAAGAGCAGGCAAATCAAGCATTAGATTTGTTTATTGACGGCTATTCGGATGTTGCAATTAAAAAAATGCTTAATTTTACGCATGAGCATACTGTTAAAATGGTTTTAACAAGTCCAGTAAACATCGGCATGATACCATATAAGGGCAATTTATATAAAGGTTTGCATGAGCCTATTTTTGATAAAAATAGATTTCAGCTTGCACAGGAAGCGAGGAAAAACAGAAGAAAAAAGAAAACAGTTAGCCTCAACAAAGAACCAAATTTATTGACAGGTTTATGTTATTGCGGTGTGTGTGGATGTAAAATGCGTTATCAAAAATGGGGAAGTGAATCTGATGCACCTAAAAAAATTTACTGTTGCTCACGAAACAAAGATTTATTTTATTTGCCGAATTACAATAAAGACTGCGATAATTCAATAGAATGGGCTACCGACATTGAAAAACAAGTCGAAGCTGAGATAATAAAAATATCTTTAAATTTGTCATCGCAAAAACCAATCGCAAAGCAGAGTAAAATTGATATAATACAGTCGCAAATCAAAAAGGAAAAATATCGCCGCAAAAGGCTTTTTAATCTTTACGCAGATGGAAATGACGATGTTTTGAATATAATAAAACAGTCAGACGATACTATCAGTAGTTTAAAAGAACAACTTGAAATTGAATTATTAAGTAAAGAAGCAAATAAAAAGAAAAGTATTGCCTATGAGAACATCAAAAAAATTGCCGATGTTTGGGACAGCATCGACAAAAGAAATAAAAATATGATACTTAAAACTATAATTGACAAGATAATAATTGTCAATGGAGATATTGAGATACAATTAAAGAATTTTTAGCACATACTACACACCATGCCGATGATAATGGGCGAGATAAAGAGGTTTTTGCGGGATGATGGGATGATTAAGGTCAGCAGGACATTGCGGGAAAATGGCTGGAAGATAAAAAAAGCGGCAGAAAAGATAAGCTATGAAAAAGGCAGAAATGCAAAGATAAGTGAGATTGCTGCTGCAACGGAGATAACGGAGGAGGATATTGTACTTGCACTTGATGCAAATTCGGAGATTGATTCTATTTATAAGAGCGTTTACAGGGATGATGGCAGGGAGGTTATGCTTGTAGACCAGATTGTGGCAAAAGAAACAGTAAGTGACAGAGAAAAGGAAAAAGTTATAAATCATATACTTATCGACAATCTTATAAAAAAATTAAAAGGCAGGGAGAAAAAGATAATTGAGTACAGATATTTTAAGGAAATGACGCAGACGCAGATAGCGGACAAACTTGGCATAAGTCAGGTTCAGGTCAGCAGACTTGAAAAGAAGATATTGAAGCGTATGTATATTGAATTAAATTCATAA